GGCCACCGCAAGATGGCCACCGTGGCCGAGCTGGTGGAGCTGGGCTACGACGAAGACGAGGTCACCCAGTACGTGACGTCAAGCGACTTGGAAAACAATTCCGAGTACCTGACGCGACGCCCGACGACCACGACTATTGGCATGTCGCAGGAGAGCAATAACCCGGCGATGCAGCGCGCCTTGTACATCGAGCTGTGGATGAACATCGACTACGACGGCGACGGCATCCCAGAGCTGCGCAAGCTCTGCTGCATGGGCGAGGGCTACACAATTGTCAATAACGAGCCGGCCGACTTTGTGCCGTTCGCCGACTTCCCGTGCGACCCGGAGCCACACACGTCACCGCTTGAGGCCAACAGCATTTTTGATTACACGCGCGACTTGCAAGAGGTTAACTCTGACATCATGCGCAACACGCTGGACAGCCTGGCTCAGTCCATCCACCCACGCACGGCCGTGGTGGAGGGGCAGGTCAACATGGACGACGTGCTAAACAACGAGACCGGCGGCATCATACGTATGCGCGCGCCCGGTATGGTGCAGCCGTTTTCCACGCCGTTTGTGGGGCAGGCAGCGTTCCCGATGTTGGACTACCTGAGCAACATCCGCGAATCGCGCACTGGCATGAGCAAGGCCTCTATGGGGCTGGATGCTGACGCGCTGCAGTCAACCACCAAGGCGGCCGTCACGGCCACCGTGAGCGCGTCGCAGATGCGCTTGGAGTTGACGACCCGCATCTTGTCGCAGGGCATGCAGAAGCTGTTTAAAAACGTGCTGCGCTTGGTGACTGTCCACCAAGACAAGCCCCGCATGGTGCGCCTGCGCAACCAGTGGACGCCTGTCGACCCACGCGCTTGGGACGCGGAGATGGACGTGTCCATCAACGTGGCGCTAGGCAACGGTGACGTCGACCAGAAGATGGCCATGCTGGCCATGATCGCAGGCAAGCAAGAGTCGGCGCTGCAGCAGATGGGGCCGATGAACCCGCTGGTGACGCCGGCGCAGTACTCAAACACGCTGCGCAAGATCGCAGAGCTTGCCGGGTTTAAGGACAGCTCGCAGTTCTTTAACGCGATCCCAGCCGACTACCAGCCGCCACAGCCACAGCAAAAGCCAACGCCAGAGGAGACCTTGGCGCAGGTGCAGGCGCAGTCTATCCAAGCAGACATCCAGAAGAAGGCTGCCGAGCTTGAGCTAAAGCGCGAAGATATGCTGCGCAGCGATGACCGTGAGCGTGACAAGATGGCGTCGGACCGGTTCGTGAAGCTGCGCGAGCTGGAGCTTAAATACGGCGCGCAGGTAAACGAGGCACAGCTTAACGTAGAGCTGGAGCGTGACCGTGAGGCCGTCCGGGCGATTATGCAAAGCGCGCAGCAGCAGGGGCCGATGAATGGATAAACGAAACAGAGTGCAGCGGGGCAAGGACGCCGAGCGCGTGGTCATGGACCCCGTCCTGCTTGAGGCGTTTGCCGACCTCGAGCAGCAGTACACAAACGAGTGGAAATCATCTAAAGTTGACGACATGGTCAATAGAGAACAAGCGTACGCACGCGTCACGGCTCTCACAGACCTAAAGCGCCAGCTCCAGTCGTACGTTGACGACGCAAAGATCGCCAACAAGCAACTAGAGCGGGATCAAAAGTTGTAAACTAGGAACTAGAACATGAGCGACAACACCACGGTATCCACCAGTGTTAATCAAGCCATGACGGCCGATCAGGCCGCCAATGCCATCGAATCAATGCTGTCCGGCGACGGAGACCAGCAAGAGGAAGAGGCTACGCAGGATGAGCCGCAAGGCGAGTCCGAACAGGTCGAAGACGAAATCGAGGATGTCGAACAAGACGCAGACTCCGAAGATGACGACGAGACCGATGAGTCCGATGAGGATGTAGACGAGGATGAGGCAGAAGACGAGCAGCAGTTCACCGTCAAAGTTGACGGCAAGGACGTAGCGGTTTCGTTGGATGAACTTCAAAAAGGCTACAGCCGTACAGAAGACTACACTCGCAAAACTCAGGCACTTGCCCAAGAGCGCAAAACGGCTCAGGCAGAGCTAGAGCAAGTGAGAACCGAGCGTGCTCAGTACGCTCAACTGTTAGGTGCATTGCAGGAGCAATTGCAGCAGTCGCAGCAACCGCTCGACATGGACCGTCTTCGAGAAGAAGACCCAATCGAGTGGGTGCGACAGCGCGAAATGCAGCGCGAGAATAACGAGAAGATGCTGGCCATCCAAAGCGAGCAACAACGAGTTAATCAAGCGGAGCAGGTCGTTAAGCAACAGCAGATGCAAGCGTTTTTGCAGAGTCAGAAGGAGCAGCTGCTTACAGTCGTGCCGCAGCTCAGTGATCCACAGTTCGCTCAGGCGGAGAAGGGTCGTTGGATTGAGGCAGGCAAGAGCATCGGTTTTTCTGAGCAGGAGTTGAACGGGATCAATGACCACCGCGTGCTACTGGCGCTAAAGACTATTGCCGATTACAACGGCATGGTTGCCAAACGCAAGCAAGTCAGCTCGGACAAGCCCAAAGCAAAGACGGTGAGGCCGGGAGTCGCCCCACGCAAGAATCAGTCGAGTGCAGTAAAGCAAGCTCAACAGCGTCTAGCCCGGTCTGGTAACGCAAAAGATGCGGCCAGTCTTCTTGAAAATTTTCTCTAATTTGAGGTAAACAAAATGGCAATCGTAGCAAACACGTTTCTAACGTACAACGCAAAGGGCATTCGCGAGGACCTCGCTAATGTAATTTATTCAATCAGCCCCGAAGAGACCCCGTTCGTTTCTAACGTCGGCAAGGGTTCAATCAGCAACACCGCATTTGACTGGCAGACAGACGCATTGGCAGCCGCCGGTGCAAACGCTGCTTTGGAAGGTGATGACACGACGTTCGCGGCGGTCACCCCTACCGTGCGCTTGCAGAACTACGCGCAGATCAGCAACAAGAACGTGATCATCTCTGGCACTGAAGAGAAGGTCAACAAGGCCGGCAGAAAATCCGAGCTGGCCTATCAGATTGCGCGCCGTGGCGCGGAATTGAAGCGCGACATAGAGTTCATCGCGTTGAACGGCCAGGCAGCTGTCGCTGGTAACAGCACCACAGCCCGCACGACCGGCTCACTGTCTGCGTTCTTGAAGACCAACACCAACAAGGCTGGTGACGGCGTTGATCCTGTTTACACCACGATCCCTGACGACACTCGCACTGACGGCACCCAGCGTGACTTTACCGAGGTGATCTTGAAGGACGTGATTCAGCAGGTCTGGACCGAAGGCGGTATGCCTAAGATTTTGCTAGTTGGCCCTGTCAACAAGCAGAAGGCATCTGCGTTCACCGGCATCGCCGCACAGCGTTACAACGCTGAAGGCGCCAAGGCCAGCACCATTGTGGCTGCAGCTGACATCTACGTGTCAGACTTTGGTAACGTCTCAATCGTGCCCTCACGTTTCCAACGTGAACGTGACGCGTTTGTGGTTGACCCAGAGTACGCAAGCATCGACTATCTTCGCCCAATGCAGACGATTGATCTTGCCCGCACAGGCGACGCAGAGAAGCGCTTAATGTTGTGTGAGTGGGGTGTTCGCATCCACACCGAAAAAGCCCACGGCATTGCCGCTGACTTGACAACCTCTTAATTGAGCGTGGGGCTGGGCTAATAACCCAGCCCCTTTTCTACATGGATTCACGTATTCTTTCTAAGAACGCAGAGGCTGGCATTACGCAGCTTTGGCACGAGCACGACGACGGCTCGGTCACCATCGAGACCAAGCAGGACTTGACCGACGTTACCGAAGACAACAAACGAACATTCAACCAGATCGACGAGCGGGCCGGCTGGGCCGGCGACATGCACAGGGTCGCGTCCATTCCCATGTCGATCTACTACGAGCTGCAGCGCAAGGGCATCATTAACGACCCGGCTGCAATGAAAAAATGGTTAAACGATCCTGACAATCGCGTGTTCCGCACGCGTCCGGGGACAGTATGATTGGCGCAAGATGGCTACAAATTACAGCGAGCTAAAGTCAGAGATCGGTGACTGGCTAAACCGCAGCGACTTGGACGCGGTCATTCCGACGTTCATCTCCCTTGCGGAGGTCGGTCTCGAGCGCGTCTTGCGCGTGCGCCAGATGCTGGCCCGCGCCAACGCGACGATTGACACACAGTACAGCGCGCTGCCGTCCCCCTTCTTGGAGGTTAAAACCTTCAAGCTGACAAGTACCAGCCCGGTGCAGCCGCTTGCGTTTGCGACCATCGACGAGCTGGACGCGCTTGACTCATCAAGCACGGCGCCCGGGCGGCCGCTGTATTTTGGCATTGTCGGCAATCAGATCCGGGTTTACCCAATACCCGACGGCAACTACACGGGCGAGCTGGCGTACTACGCCAAGCTGCCACGGTTGTCTGGATCAAACACAACGAGCTGGCTACTGACCAGCTCGCCTGACGCGTATTTGTACGGGGCGCTGCTGCAGGCGGCACCATACCTTAAAGACGACGAGCGCCTGAACGTATGGTCCACGCTCTATGCGTCGGCCGTGCAGGGCATGCAGACGTCGGACGATAGAAGCGCAACGTCGGGCGGCGCATTGAAGGCTCGCGCAACACCTTTTGGAGCACGATAGATGTCAAGTTTTAGCGACTACACCGAGAACCTAGTTCTTAACTGGCTGTTTACAACAAACTCCGCAACCCGCCCCACCGCATGGTACGTCGGCCTCTTCACAAGCGCGCCTAGCGACGCTGGCGGCGGAACCGAGGTAAGCGGCAACGCCTACGTGCGCAAGGTTACCGGAACCATTACGGTGGCCGGGACTGCGACCACGGCCACAAACGCTGCGGCCATTGAGTTCCCTGCGGCCACCGGTGGCGACTGGGGCACGATTGGCTGGGCGGCTATTTTTGATGCGGAGTCTGGCGGCACCATGCTGGCTTGGGCGTCGTTGACCACTAGCCGAACAATTAACGACGGTGATGTGCTGCGCATCCCAGCCTCCAGCTTGACCATTACGCTGACCTAAGATGGCAGCATATGGCGGCGGACCATACGGCGGCGGCAATTATTCCTACGGCGTAAGCGTCGGGGAGTTTGCCGTCTTGCCCGAGTCTTCGGCGACGGTCGACGCGTACCGCTTTACATTTGGCTCGGCCAACATCACGTCGGTGTCGTCGCTGCTACTTAATGCGCAGCGCACGGCGTTTATATCGTTTGAAGGCCTTGACGCGTCAGCCGTGGTGATGAGCACGAACGTCATTACCAACACCGATTTGTTAATAAATTCGTCATCTATTTTTAACGCCGCCGGGGTCCGGTACGCGATAGGAAGATTTTCTGCAACTGCGCAGTCGTCTGGGTCAACCACGGCGCGCTTAAAGTGGGAAAATTATGATGACACAGCGGAAGTCTGGACGCAGATACCAGACACGTCAGACGACTGGCAACCAATTGCTTAGTGAGGAATAAATGGCCGATACGACAACTACAAACCTGAGTCTTACCAAACCCGAAGTGGGTGCCTCATCCGACACGTGGGGGACCAAGATAAATACAAACCTAGATTTGATTAGCGCGCTATTCCCGTCTGACGCCCTCGAGGTGGCCAGCGGCGGCACCGGCGCAGCTGATGCAGCCACGGCGCGTACCAATCTAGGTCTGGCCATTGGCACTGACGTGCAGGCGTTTGACGCAACGATTGTTGTAGACGCCGACATTGGCGTATCGGTACAGGCATACGACGCTGACACGGTCAAGACAGACGTTGCTCAGACGTTTACAGAAAAGCAAACATTTTCCAGCATTTCAGAGGTTGACACTATCTCTGCGACCGTGGCGACAGGCGTTATTGACTACGACGCGGCAACCCAGTCGGTTCTGTTTTACACTGCCGACGCTACGGGTAACTGGACTGTAAATTTTCGCGGCTCAAGCGACACATCATTAGACGCCTATCTAGCAACAGGCCGGTCCCTCTCTGTCACGTTTTTAGTGACCCAAGGTTCAACCGCATACTACAACTCTGCCGTGACCATTGACGGCTCTTCTGTGACTCCTAAGTGGCAAGGCGGGTCTGCGCCGACCAGCGGAAACGCAAGCTCGGTTGATTGCTACACTTATGTAATTCAGAAGACAGGCGCAGCCACATACGTCGTGCTGGCCTCACAAACTCAATTCGCATAAGGATAACTAATGCCACGTTTATCCAAAATCGGAGCAGCCTGTCTAGCCGCCTTTGGCTGGACTACGGGCGCTGCTGCTGTTGAAGTTGAATATCTAGTTGTTGCTAGTGGTGGTGGTGGCGGTCTTGGGTCTAATTCAGGCGGTGGTGGCGGTGCAGGCGGGTATCGGACTGGTACAGCATCTTTAAACCCAACACTGTCTTACTCAGTCACTGTTGGCGCTGGGGGCGCAGGTGCAACTGCAACAACCGCAAATGGCTCCAACGGGTCTGATTCTGTCTTTAATGCCGTCACATCCACTGGCGGTGGTGGCGGTGGCTCTGCCGCCTTGGCTGGCTCAACCGGGGGTTCTGGCGGTGGTGGCGGAACACAAGGAAATTCTACGACCTATGCTGGCGGCGCAGGAAACACCCCAAGCACAAGCCCAAGTCAAGGAAACAATGGCGGCTCAGGTCAGCATGTGCCCGGCTCTTATGAAGGTGCTGGTGGCGGAGGCGGTGCTGGTGCTGTAGGCGGCAATTCTTCGGGGGCTACTGCGGGTTCTGGCGGCGCAGGTACGGCATCTTCTATTTCTGGCACATCGGTAACTTATGCTGGGGGCGCGGGGGGTGGTGGCGGCACTCCGGGAACTGGTGGTTCTGGTGGCGGTGGCAATGGCGCAAAGACTGCGGCGGCTACATCTGGGACTGCAAACCTTGGTGGCGGTGGTGGCGGTGGGTACTCATCGTTTAGTGGAGCTTCAGGTGGCTCAGGCATCGTCATCATCTCCTACACAAGCGAAACACAATTATTCGGTGGTGGCGTTATTACCCAAGCCGGTGGCAAGTTCATCCACACGTTCACATCATCTGGCGCACTTAGCCCTTTGTCATCTGTAACTGCCGACTACTTGGTTGTTGCTGGTGGTGGGGCAGGTGGAAATCAAGACGGTGGAGGCGGCGGCGCTGGGGGTTTGTTGTCAAGTTCTGGCCTATTGCTTGATTTAAATTCAATTTATACCGTTACCGTTGGTGCTGGTGGGACACCAAACGCATCTGCGACTGGAAGCAACGGTTCAGACTCTACTTTTTCTACTGCTACATCTGTTGGCGGCGGCGGTGGGGGATACCCAACTCCTGCAGTCGGCGGTAGTGGCGGCGGTGGCCGCTACGCATTTACTGGCGCGGCGGGAACTGATGGTCAAGGGTTTGCTGGCGGTGATGGTGGCCCTGCAAGTGGAAACTATACAGGCGGCGGCGGTGGCGGTGCTGGTGCAGTAGGCGCGGCGGGAGCGACAAGTGGCGGCAATGGCGGCGCTGGAACAGCGTCAAGCATCTCTGGCTCATCCGTAATTTATGCTGGCGGCGGCGGCGGCGGTGCTTTTACTGGAACAGGCGGAACAGGTGGAACAGGCGGCGGCGGCAATGTGCAAACCTCTGGCACAGCAAATACTGGCGGTGGCGGTGGTGGTGCATATGGAAATGCAGATAACGCTGGCGCTGGTGGCTCTGGCGTAGTCATAATCTCTTACCCCGGCTCACAGCAGTTTGGCGGCGGCACAGTCACATCTTCTGGTGGCAACACAATCCACACGTTTACATCTAGCGGGTCTTTAGTTCCTGCTTATGGCATTGATTATTTAGTAATCGCTGGTGCTGGTGGCGGTGGAACTAGAGCGTCAGGCGGTGGCGGTGCCGGTGGATTTAGAACATCCGCAGGAACTTCTGGCGGCGGCTCGGCGGCAGAGGCCGCACTAATTGTTGAAGGTGGAACGCTCTACACAGTTACTGTCGGTGCTGGTGGCGCGGGTGTAATCCAGAATCCGGGTAATGTTGGAATTTCAGGCAACTCAGGTTCTAACTCTGTGTTCGGAACAGTCACCTCAGCCGGTGGCGGCGGTGGCGCAGGTGGAGGGTCTAGCGGGAAAGTCGGCGGCTCAGGCGGTGGCGGTGGGGATGCTCGATTCACTCCTAACGGCGGCGCTGGTACTGCGAATCAAGGTTTTGCTGGTGCAACTTGTACGCTCTTGGTAGGCGGCGGCGGTGGCGGAGGCTCTGGTGCTGTTGGCGTAGCAAATGGTGGTCTTGGTGGGTATTCTGGTGGTGCTGGTGGTGCTGGTACAGCATCATCAATCACCGGCTCATCTGTAATATATGCAGGTGGCGGTGGTGGACCGGCGGGGTATTACGACGCAACAAGTACGCATGGCGCTGGCGGCTCAGGTGGAGGCGGGCGCGGTGGTTCAAACCAAGTCGCGGCTGGTGGTGGCGCTGGAAGTGCGGCGGCAGTTAGCGGTGCAGTAAACACAGGTAGCGGTGGCGGTGGCTATAACAACCTGAGCGACGTTAATGATGGTGTGTCTTCTGGCTCAGGCGGCTCTGGCGTAGTCATCTTGTCTATCCCGACTGCGAAATACTCAGGTACAACCACAGGTTCACCAACAGTTACGACCAGCGGGTCTAATACAATTCTGACTTACACAAGTTCAGGCTCATACACAGCATAAGGAGTAGAAATGTCACATTTTGCAAAAGTAGAAAACGGAATAGTCACGCAGGTTATTGTTGCCGAACAAGATGTCATTGACAGCGGCATCTTTGGTCACGGCTGGGTGCAGACCTCATACAACACGCACGGCGGCGTACACGCCAATGGCAATACGCCCCTACGCAAGAACTACGCTGGTGTTGGCTACGCTTACGACGAAGACCGCGATGCGTTTATACCGCCCCAACCGTATCCAAGCTGGACGTTGAACGACGACACTTGCTTGTGGGATTGCCCTGTTGCTCATCCGAATGACGGCGAGATATATTCATGGAATGAAGACGCCCAGACATGGGACGCTGTTGAAACACCAGAGTAGGACCCCAGATGGAAAGAAACGTAGCGTCCGCGCACAGCCGGATTGACGCCTTGGAAAAAGAGGTGATTGCGATAAAAACGGAAATTCGGATCCAGTTCAAAGATCTCTATGCGAGGGTCAAGCGGCTGGAGACGATCCTGCTTGCAGCCACTGGCACAATTCTGGTCTTGCTGTTGACTGTCTTGTCAA